CTTCGTGGATACCAGCCACTATATGCAGAATGAAATGTATGATACACTCCAACAGCTACAGGATAGTAAGCGCCGTTACGCCTCCCTCGTCACTCGTGCTACAGAGGATGGAGCTAGCCCAGCGCAAGCAAAGGCGCAAGCGGATGCAGCAGTGGCTAAAGACCCGCAATTCAAGGCTGAACTCCAAGCTTTCAGCACTCTTGATAAAGCACGAACTGCGTATGCCGCACAGATAACTGCATTACGATCCAATAAATTAATGTCCGATACACGCAAGCAGTTAGTACGTAAACAGTTGGATAGCCAGATGCGGATACAGATAGAGAAAGCCCAGAACAGTATCCCAACCGACTGACAGAAAAAGGCCCCGGCAAACTAAACGCCGGGGCCTAAATGTAGGGACGTTAATCCCTACCGCAAGTTAATTACCGGTCTTGTTCGACTCGGCAGCAAGATCAATCTGGGGGCCCGGTTCGTCACCATGCACGGGCACCGCGCTCTGGGGCGGCAGATAGTCAACAGGTGACAGACCCGTATCTACGAGAGCAGCGTTTCCGCTATTCTGGGCCACGTTGCCGACCGCGTACGCGCCTCCAGCGACCTTCGTCGTGGTCAGGGCCGGAGCCGGGTCACCAGCGCCGTCAGCGGTCGCCGTATTCTGGGCAGTGCTAAGGCTCAAGTCAACACGGTCGATAAGCTTCTGAAGCTCGGCCTTAATTCCCTTAAGCGCATATTCCTTAATATCAGCCGGGATCGCGCCCGGATGCTCAAGCGTGGCGAAGATACTGTGGATATGGGCGATGGCGGACTTAATTGACATTTTGTAGTTCCTCAAGTGTTTCGATTAATTTCGGGTGGTTAAGCATTACTTCCCAGACCTTGACATTAACTGCCGGGAGTTTAGTCCCTGACGTGAGTCTCTTCTGGTTGGACCCATCCTTGATAACCCCTAGCTCGATCAGTTCACGACGCAACCATGCGTTATCGATTCTGCGTGCATCACAGTATTCGCGGATGGACTGGACCGAGAGGAAGCCTACAACCGGTTGGCCGTCCTTATACTCCAAACGTCCCTTAATGTTATTCATGTTGCCGCCCATGGAACCAAGGTCCACGTTCCCATCTGCTATCCGGAGTAGCGAATTCAGGTTGGCGTTTATGAACTCTGCCAGTGTGGAAGTGGGATCGGAAATGGTAGTGGCGACAGCTTGACGTACCTTCGATGTGAAACCCAGCGTACGGTTAACAACTCCCTCAATGTCGTAGGTGTGCAGCTTGAGGATATCTCTAGCGATCTTACCACCGACAAGCGCGCATGCCAATAGGGCGCCCCAGAACCGCTCTTCATTACGCAAGCCTCCTTTCTGGATCAAGGCAGCGGTAGCCTTTTCAATCAGCGGCTTAATCTGCGCTACTCGTGGCATCACGTACTTCATGAATTCCCGGCCAGCGTGACCGTAGTTTTCCTGAAGGAGTTTAATAGCCTCGTCAATCTTAGCCTTGTTCGCGCCCTGTGATGGGTTTACATGAAGCTCAAAGACTCGCATAGCTTCCGCAGTATAGCCACGACGTGCGTTTGCTAGTTTGTCGTATAATGATACATTGGAAGTAGAGCAGATAATTGTGTCCCAATAAATATCATTCGCTCGATTCTGACCATCGCGAGTAGCACGCATCTTGCCTCGTCCACCGGTGAATGCCAGTACGAACGTGGAGAGTCTATCTCCGTCCATCTTGGTGACTTCATCGAACGCGACGGGCACATTGCCAAGATACCCGATAAAATTAAAGATCGCATTGTCTGTGTCTTCTGTGCGAATCTGGCCGGAGTTGGGCTTGCCCCATACACTCGTCATAACGTTGAGTGCCGTAGACTTACCCGCTGCGCTGTCTCCCACGATATTGTACATGACGCCACTATAGCCCGTGAGCGGCATAAGTGGTGCGGCGAAGCCAAGCATGATCGCGAGAATGTAAGGGTCCGAGTCATCGATCATCTGGTAGACGCTAAAGCCCTGCTTCCACTTGGCGAGACTGCCCAAGCTTGCGGCGTTGCTGGCAGCGTCCTTCAGATGCGGTGAAATGCCGCTATTGGTGACATTGCCATCCTTGCTCATGTAGCCGTCTGCGAGGACGAACTTCGGATCAGCGCTGTAAATATCACGCCAACCAAATCGCGAAAACTCAATCTCGGCCGCATTCTCCATCTGTAGATACCTTACATAATCCACAAGGTACTTAGCCATGCCGGGAGCTTTATTAAACTCCGTGACTACGCCCTTGTCGGACAGGAACTGGGTTAGTTTCTTACCATCGGCGAGGTGCCCGGTGGGAAGGCGGAACTTCTTAAGGCCATCCTTCGGTAACCACAGATGCAACTCCATAGCTTCCGATTCAGTTGACTCGGTGCGCAGGCGCTTGGTCGGATACAGGTCGTAGTCGTACACGCGGTCAATGACGTCTTCGAAACCCTCTTCAGTCTTCACCTTCTTACGGATAAAGATGCCGCCGTACTCGCCTCGGAAATACGGCTTGGGCGGCAGAGGGATCGTGACGACTTCGATTTCCTTGTTGCCGTCCTCGTCAGTGACTACGGTCTCTACGACCTTTTCTTCTGTAGCTGGTGCTTCAATGCGGGCAACGGCCAGTGGTGTCTTTACGATGCCTAGGAACGGGCATCCGATGCAGCGCTTGGCGTCTACGGACTGAAATTTCATGCACGTTGTGGGGCCACTCTGGGCGCCAGTCACCTGCATGTATTTCAGGTATGTTTTCTCGGGGTCGTACCCTTGGTGCTTGCTGGACAGCAGATGGGCAATCTTCTCCCGTTCGAGTAGCTCGCCGTCTTTGTTCTTATACTCCATGAACTGCGCAAGGCCCAGCATGGCGTACCATTCCGGCTCGGGTGCCGTGGCAGCGCCTTTCATGTAGCCGCGGACCCACTGGCACTTACGGATGACTTCCTTTAGGTCCGTCGAACCGTAATCGATGAACGTGGCACCTAATTCTACTTTCTTGGTGTCGCTACCAATGTCCGGGGCAATACGATTAAGTACGCTGCTGAACACGCCAAAGTCAACGTAGTCTGAGTAGACGCTGATAACTTCGACGGGTGTACCGGGATTAGTCTTAAGATTAAAGCTATTCGGAATGCGTAGCACGCCCGCACTATCCGACACGCGAGAGCCATCGGCTACCAGCGCGGGAGCAATTAGCTCAATCGCCCTCTTGAATTTACGCGCGGCTTTCGTCCATTCTTCCGAGTCGATACCATCGGCCATGGGCCAGTAGACGTGGAGACCGAATCCGCTGTTTACGATAGTGGGTTGCGGCAGATTAAATGCCTCACTCACATGCTGCACGCCCGTAAGCGCGCTTTCTATGTCAGCGTAGAAGCCTTCTTTCTCGGGACGAATGTCTACATCCAATACGAAACAACGTGTGAGCAAAGCGTTCTGCTGAACACGTACCCTATCTTTCCCGGCAATTTCTATGCTGTTCTGACGCAGTGTAGATATGCAGAAGTAATAGTTATATTGGTTGAAGTCTACCCGATCAAGTGCTTCGCAGAATTGGTCAACGGTATCGAATACCTTGTGCCGAAAGTAAGACTTAGTCGCATGCGGTACTAGCCACGCAAGGCAAGGCTTACCTTGGCTCGCAAGTATGGAGCCGAAGAACTCCCGTTGTGATTGCACGGATGCCCCTACGAATTATGTGTACTGACAAGCTGAGACAGCTTATCCTGCCGACCTTCTTGCGAAAGGTTAGAAGGGAGCGGTAACTTACTCTCGGCTACGAGTTGGTTCAACACGGCTAGCGCGCGATCCAGCGATTCCACCACGGTGGGGAGGGGCTTAGCCCGCTCCCCTTTCTTCGTGATTAAGTAGATCGTGGTGTAATGGACATTCGCGATAGCCGCTAGATTCCGAGCAGTGAGCCCAGAACGCTTAAGCGTTTGTTTAATCCTAGTGGCTATATGTTCCATTACTCAAGGCTCGCGAGAAGATCAGCCAACTCGTCGTCAGTACCGACTTCGGTAACTTCCGGCTCTTGTACGGGTGGAGCGGTACGCTGCGGGGCTGCACGCTGGGGCGCTGCCACGTTGCTTTCTACTGCCGGAGCATTAGCGCGCTGCGTCGTAGGTGCGGGCCTCTGTGTCGCCGGACGCTGGGTTGCAGCCGGTGCCGGGGCGGGTGCCTGCGTGGCCTGACGCTGGGGCGCGGTGCGTTGCGGGGCAGGGGTAGGTGCGGGGGCAGGTGCCGGAGCGCGCTGGGCGGCGGGAGCAGCGGCACGCTGAGGGGCCGGACGCTGTGCCGGGGGTGGTGCGATTTCTTCCTCGACCGGGGCGTCGCCGCTGGTGGGCTCTTCACCGGACACGTCAAGCGTAGACATGGTAACCGTCTTGAGATTCTTAACTTCGTCAGACTCGACGAGGTCGGACACGGCTGCCATTTCTTCTTCCGTGATGAATCGCTGCGGCTTGAACAGAAGCTTGGGCACACTGGAATCAGTATCGAAACTGATACGCGTAACCACGGCACCGGCATCCACGCCACGAGTGGCAATCATCTTGATGTAGTCGTTCAGGTTCTTCTCGTTAGCGGTGTTATCGCCAAACAAGCCACCGGACTTAACATCGAGCTTGAACACGTCACGACGTTCGGTGTCGCCAGCCAGCATCACGACGACACGGCGGAAGTAGCCGCATGCCTTGTACTGTTTGCCATCCTGAATCTTGGAGCCCTTGGCGTTCATGGGGCAGGTCATGCACTTGTCGGACTGTTTAATCTTAACGTCTTCGTTCGGTACGATGCCATCTGCACTGTAGCAGGTGGGCGGCTGGTTCTCGCCAGTCTTGTAGGCGTCGGCGTAGTAGACACGGCTGATGGCCGGTGCGGCACCTAAGATGATGGAGTCCAGATAGTTCTCTTGAATAACGCCTTCCTCCACGCCACCGACCACAAGGCGGAAGCGGGAACCCTTCAGGCCGATACGGTTACCGCCCGTATACATGCCAGAGAGTAGATCGGTAGTAACACCGAAGTTAGTCCCGGCAAGGTGCGCCGGAAGCTGCATAGGGCCGTTACCAGTGATGGCAAGCAGGTCTTGGGACATTGTTGTGTAACTCCGTCTTAAAATGTGGTGGGCTTAGTGATGGCGCGGGTGAGTGCCATAAAGCCCTCTTGGAAATGCGTCTTAGCGATTGCGGCCCAGCGTGGATCGGCTTTCGTTGATGCAACGATGGACTCAAAGAAATCTTTTGTAGCTTCCCTATAATCACCCACCAAGGTCAGGCATTGTGCTTCTATCTCGTTAAGCTCACGTCCATCGCTGCTGTAGATCGTTGGCTTCGTCTGCCCAGACTCGGTAGTCTGCTCATTGGTTTCGTTCATTAGCTCTTCCTGATGATGACCCGAAGCTCCGGGTTCACATTAATACCGGGCGGCATTTCTCCGGTCTCTTGGTAGTGTTCCTGAATCGTCTTAACAGAGATACGCTTCTCAAGCATATCGAACCTGCCATTCTCTGCACAGTAGCCCCAGAAGCTAGGCCAGTCAGAGCAATTGCCTTTCATCACCGTCTGCTGGTAAGCCGTACCATGGGACGAGCCAAGCTGCGTTGAGCCGGTCTTCTGCATGGTTTCCATGAGCCACGTTTCAAGACGTTCCATCTTTGTCTTGAGCGTAGCGTCCTCCGTGTCGTACGCCTTCTTAAGGTCGGACCTCTTATCCCGAAGCTTGAGATAGGCTTGGACAACCGTGTCAACTGTAATATCGGTCACTGCTGTTCTCCTTGCGATTTCTTTGTTGTGGGTTGAAGATTCTACAGGGTTTGTCTGCGCTATGCAACCATTTCGTCGTACAGTTCCATCACACGAGATTGCAGGCTTTCGCGCGTCTGAAGCAGAGTGTAGATAGCTGCTTCTACTGGATGACACCACAGATGGTAGATGCTCATAGCTAGCTTCTGACCCTTACGTTCGATCCGTGCATTAGCCTGAAGATACTGGCCGATGCTAAACGTTGGGGCATACCAAATGATCGTGTTAGCTGCGGTAAGAGTAAGTCCATGTGCGGCAACCTTGGGGTGCGCCACTAGAACTCTAAGCTTATCGTCGTGCTGGAACCTACTGAATATCTCGTCTCGTTCTGTCTTCTTAACGTCACCATTAACTAATTCGACGCCATATCTCTTCTCTAGGTGGTCCTTAACCAGATGCATGACATTAACGAATGGCACGAAAATAATAACCTTGGCTTCGGCACCCGCTATAATCTCATCTACTTGTTCAAGTCTATCCTTGGGGTTCAGCATTACCGGATCGCCGTTTGAGTCCTTCACGACGCCGCACATAATTTGTTGTAGCTTAATTAACTTAACGGCTGCGTTAACCGCTTTAATCTCAATACCAGCGTCCCTGTCCTCGTGCTTCATCGCATTCTTGACGTTATCGAAAACCGTCTGCTGCTCCTGCGACATAGCACACTTACGGCTGTTATAAGTAATGGGCGGTAAGTCTAAGCAATCCTTTTTGGTAAACCTAATGGCTGGCTGCATTAGTTCGAAAACACGATCCTCGGCACCCGGCTTCGGATACCATTTGTAAGGACCACGCTTGTACATCAATGTTTCTTGGAACAGTTTGAACGACGCCGGTAGCTTAGACGGGTCTACCAGTTTAATAAGGCCATACGCGTCGGTTGGGGCGTTCGGGACCGGCGTTCCGGTGAGTAGCCACAGGCGCGTATCGACTTTAAGTGTATTCTTTAGAGCTTCATATCGCTTGGTCTGCGGGTTGCAGTATGCATCGGCCTCGTCTACGATAACTAGGTCCGGCTTCCAGTCTTCAATCTCTTCCTGAATCGACACCAGTCCATCGTAGTTAATCACACATACATCGGCGCCTGCGTTTAACAAACTGATGCGGCGCTCGCGCTTGCCGACTAACTGGTTGAACGACCACTGTGGGATCACGCTAAAAGCTTCGTTGACCCATACGTCCATCACCGACAGTGGTGCGATGATTAGAATCTTTTTAATGTGTCCGCGCTGCTTAAGATAGTCTAGCGTCCAAAGCGCTGCGGCAGTCTTGCCGGTGCCCATGGTATTGAACACGAACGCTCGGCGATTGAGCGTTAGGAACTCGGCAGTCTTGGTCTGATGGATCATGGGCTCGTAGCGCCCACCAAACACAAAACCATCGTACAACATGGGGCTCGGTGCATTGAGACCCAGATTACGTAGAACTCTTGCGCTGTCTAATGTGTGCTTTACTGCTACGATATTGCGCTGCTTATAGCAAATCGCCTTAGCCGTAGGAATGTGGACTGTGATCGATGCCGGATTATCTACCGACATTAACAACGCGCCGTTTTTTACTAACATATTTTTTCGTTGGCTTGTAGTTGCGGAAGTCGTGATTTAGATGATACGGCAATTCGCCGTAGGCGTCAATGTAGCAAGCGACGGTATCAGCCTCTAGGTAATTAATTTCATCGATCACCAAACAAATGCCGCCTGCCGAATATATCTCTTCTGCGTAACTTACCTGCAACTCGCTGGGCTTATTTCCATTAGCCTTGGTCTCTATCGTCCAGAATAGCCCACGCTGGCATATTACAAAGTCATGCCGCCCAGCATTGCCGTACATCGAAGCAGGTGGCATATCCCACTTAATCCAGCGGTACTTTCTTAGTATCTCCTTCACTCGATCCTTCACCCATTCCTCGGGTATCTTCTCCTGTCCCGGCTGTAGTCTGCGGCCCATCTACTAGCTCCACGTACTTATAGGTTGTCTTGTCTTTAACCTTTCCGTGGAGATTAACTACGCGTACTTCCTTGCGCACTTCATCAAACTCTAGATGGTCAGTCGCGCCTACAACTAGTGACTTCTTAAATATGTTCCTTCCGAGTCTTGAGGCCACCATGCCACTACGTTTAACGTATGCCATTGGCGTCTATCTCCTTCGGATTACGTTTGTCCCATGAATCTGCTCCCTCTGCTATAGCGGAAGCCACCTTTGCGGCAGGGTAGGGCGTAATGCCATCCTTATATACTATAGAAATGCAGAACTCTATTTCCCTATCGCTGAAGTATAATACTCCATAGATTCTGCCGTCTAGATGACCCATGTTAGGCGCTTTGTATCCTAGCTTTAGTAGCTCATCCCGTAGCTCCTGTACATACCCTATGTTCATCGTTTGTTCCTGCCATTGTGTTCGCACGAAACAACTGGGCAACCGGGGAAGCCCGTCTTCGGATTCGGCCTGCATAGTCCTGAAGGCTTAGCGGGCCACACGTCTTCTGACTCGCTCCACAGCATATCGTCCACACCGGGCATGAACTGCTCAAGTAACTTGGGTACGCGGTCGCGGTGGTAGTGAGCGATGGTCGGCTTCGACGGCTCTTGGAACCACACAAAGCAGGTGTACATTTCTATTAGCTGGGGGAACTTGGCGAACGAAAGAATCGCCATTAAATCTAGCTGCTGACTATTGGGTTTGCGCTTACCGGTCTTCCAGTCGAACGCTGCGCCCTTAGAACCGTTGAGCTTAATTAAGTCGCCCTTACCTCTGGCCCATGTATCTTTGTCCCAGAATCCTGTAGGCCGCAACTGTGCATCGCAAGCTAGTTCCATTTCCGCGTGGTTCTCACCGGGCGCATTCAAGATGCGTTGGACGATGGGTTCCATGTGCTTCATAGAATCTGGGACAGGCTTATTCTCCTTAACTTTATCTTCTAAGGCTTTATGTACCGTATTACCCCAGATGATCTGCGGAGAATCCTTCTCCTTGTAATTCTTGGCAATACGTAACTCGTAGAACTGCCGCGCGCACGTCTGGTACGCACTCCATGTGCTGAACGACCATGGGATAATTGATGCCATTAATCCTCCCAACCCACATAAGCTAAACCAAAAGGGTCTACGTCAGGGCTACGCGCTATTCTCATATCACGATAGCGGGTGGTTCTGTTTACTACTGTTAGTAGATGCATGCCATCGAACTCACTGCGCAATTCATTATACGCAAAGTTCGACATAATCAGGAAGTCTGGTCTTTTTCCAGTTCGGATGATAAAATTCTCGTATGCTTCATCTATTTGCTGGCTGTATGTTTTCATGGTTATAGCCTCAATTCTACGCCGACTCGCTCGGAGACTTCGTTCCACTTCTCAATGGTAGCCCTGCCCAAGTCGATACCGCAACGGAAGGCGGTGAGGTCAAGGTAGGTCTGAACATCGGCCAATTCTTTTGCTAGTGCAGGCTTAGCCTCTTCGAACGTCAGGTCGCCGCGCTGTACCTTCTTTACGATATTCGCGAACTCACCTAGCTCACCTAGCGTTGCATTCGTCCATTCGCCAATGCTCCAATCTGAACCGTCAGGTATAGAATGTGCAGGCTGGCCCTTTGCATTCTTAAACAGAGGCAGGCGAGCTTTATTGGCTTCGCGAAGCTCTGCAAACGTAAGATTGCCGCGAGTAGGTTCTAGGTATCTGTAAGGGTGTTTAGCGAATTCCATATTCGCAATAAGCGTAGCATGTGCTTCCCCATCTGCGAATACAATCCGCATATTGCGGCCCTTTTCGTGTTCCCCTACTTCTGTGCTGGATAGTTCGACCCCAAATTCAGGGCCGCAATCACCTACACCGTAAAAAGTGACTCGGTACTGTTGCTGAGCCATTAGATAACCCTCGCTTGATGGTCAGTAATCTTGTCCACTTCGTCGGAGAAATCTGCCGGGTCTTCCACGGTATTAAACAGATGGGCAGCAGCCCATGACGCGCCGGACAGGAAGGCGTGGTATGCCTTACGATCGTTGGGGTCGGTGCGAGTAGCCTTGGCGTAGAACATCCATGCGTCTTCGACCGTAGTGGGAATACATGCGGGCGGGATAAACACTTCGCTGATGGTCATTACATATCTCTCCGGTCTCTGAAGCCTAGGAAAATGGGGTGACGTGGTTTGTCTACCACGCCTACGGGAAAGTGTTTGTACTTCACTATGTGGCCTAAAAGATGCTTCGGATTTTTCTGCCAAGCATCCCAAAGATTCTTACGCTGTTCAAGCGTAAAGCCAGTACCAATGTCAAACTCCACTCCACTGTATATATCGCGTACATGGAAACCACCAAGTAAACCGGAAGCACGCTTATTTTCTTGGTGTGAGGACCGCTTGGTAAATCCTCGTGCATCGGTCGTGGCCTCATTGTCATTATGCATTAATTCGAAGGCGCCAAGAATTTCTGCTTCGCTATCTTCGAACCGCTTGACCTTCATCATCAAGCCTTCTTTCAACGTACTACGATTCTGCTTGTACTTACCTTTCGGGGCTCGGAGAATAACGCCTTCGTAGCCCTCATTAACTCTCGCCTCTTCATAGGCGTATAGTTCTTCGACGGTCTGGATCAATGTCTGCGGTAGCCACTTAACGTGCTGCACTCCGTCAGTCCAGCTATAGCTCTCGATGAATTCTTTCGCAGCCTTTGCCCGGTAAATGTAGGGCTGGCCCAAGTCCCAGCGGTCGAATACGTGCCACGTCACCACCGGGGAGCCTGTCCGCGTCATCACGCCGCTCAACGTGGTCTGCATGCAGTTCGGATGACTGGGGGAACCCACGACTAGCTCTCCGTCGAAGCCATGCCACAGCGGGCCGCTGAAGAGGCTTTGCGTGTATCCGTTCGGGATCAGGGTCATCGTGCGGGACACGAGCGAACCGTTCTTATTCGTGGCGCGTACGCCGTCGATCTTAGGTGATGCCAGCAACGGGTAAGTCAGCGACTCAAACTCCTTTGCTTTTATGGCTAACATTACCTTTTGTATTTCCACTGACTACCTCCGTAAGTCCATTCATTACACGAGTGGCAAACTGGGCTAGATCACCATCAAGGAAGCTTTGTCCGAAGGCGACCGAGCGCTTACCATTGGAGAACTCAAACGCTATACACAACTTGCCGAGCGGCATCCGGAATACTGCGATGTTCTGTCCGGTTTTCTTGTGTATAGCGTACGCTATCTTATGTGCCTTCGTGACGTAGTGTTCCATCACTTAATGCCGAACTGAACCCGGAAGTCGGCCAGCACGCGCTGGGCTTTATCCTTAAGCACATCGTGGCTCTGTGAGGCAGCGATGTAGAACTCGTCGGCGTAGCTCGTGGTAATCTCCTGATTGAATCCACCGCCGTCAGGACGCAGGGCAATCTCAATGTAGCCACTGTCGCCCGTCTGGTTACGGCGCACGAATAGACTGTGCTTGGGAAACTTCTTCATCACTGCTTCGCCGATCTTGTTAGCGATAGCAAGTGCCTTCTCGATCTCTTCTGGGGTACGCATTACTTCGCATCTCCATATCTGATAGCTGTTGCCGACTCAATGCCTAACGGTAATCCCGGTAAATAGCTAATGGGTCGGGTCATAATTTCGATAGCCTTTCGGGTATACGGTCCCTGTTCGATGATCTTCCACTTATTCTTTTCCTCGTCCCATTCCTTAATATCGTCGTCCTCTTCAGGGACCAGTGAGCCAAGCTCGTCATGCGTGGTAAGCTTGACCGGGTAATACTTGTTCAGTTCCATCTTCTGTTCGCGCATAGCTAGCGCAGCAACAGCCTGTACAATATTCTCACATACCTTACCACCGAAAAGATTAACATACTTCGCGCCGTCAAGATAGGTGATCTGTCCATCGCCATCCTTACTTAAACCCGGATACTTAATGCATAGCCCGTTGGGCAGCATGATCGCAGGCTGGCGAAAGATAGGGTCCAGACAGGTACGCACCAACGTAACACCATCCATGGGCAGCGGCGTATCCGTGACACCTTGCATTAATCCATTGATGGCCTTGTTGCACTGCGCCCAAAATCTCTTAACTCCTGTAAAAGTTCCACGATACAGTTGTACGATGAATTCGGCAAATTCGGGTGTGATGCCATAAATGTTAGCTGTCTTACAGTAATCAATGAATCGGCCCGGACCCATCCCAAATCCAAGACCCAGTACAGCCGACTTTGATACTTGGCGTTCAGCCGGAGTATCCTTCTTGTTGATGGGCTTACCGTATATCCTTGTACCAAACCAGCCATAAATATCGCCTCCTTCCTCCATAACCTTTAGGGCTTTGGCTTCTTCGCCATCTGGCCCCGTGATCTGCATACCCAGCCATAGGGTGATTCGTGCTTCGATCTGGCTAAGGTCAGCAACGCCAAGCACGAACCCTTCGGGAGCGTAAATGGTGCGACGTAGAGTGCCTCCGCGCTTGAGGTTTTGAGGGTTACCACCGCCGCCTTTGTTGCCGGAGTATCGTTGTGTAACCTGTGCGCCAGCATAATTATATCCTACAGGCCAGAATCCTCGTAACGATGCTGCGTGGTAATTCAGCGCTCGTGTTTCTTCAATCGTTGACTTATGCTCAAGGCGTGCGGCAACCAACGCTTGTACGTCTTCATTGGGATGCTCCAACAATTCCTTGAGACCTTCGTCGGTCTTGGCAAAAGCAAACGCAACCTTGCCAGCCTTAGTGATCTTGGTCGGGGGTTCAACACCGAAAGCCTCCAATGCTGCCGCGAACTTAGGATTGGACATTAACACCTTTCGGTCTTCTAGTCCAGCGTCTAGTAATACTTGTGCCTTCCGTTGCTTTAATTCTTCCATGTACTGGGCGAGCATATCCGTATCTAAAAGTAATGCCGGGTCGGTGAAGACTCGCACCGTCCAGTCCATCGCCGGTATCTCCGAGCGTGGGAAGTGCGGCATTAATTTCTTAAACAGTGCCCACGTCAGTTCTGTATCACCAGCCTCCCAGTGCCCGTCTACGTAGACTGCGCCTGTCTTATCCTGTTTCTCGTACGGCTCTACCCAACGCGGCGCTCCGACACAGTAATCTGCAATGCGGGCTTCTAACGCGGGGGATAGCTCACGTATGTTGTACGACTTGCTTAGCTCGTCCATCTTGGTCATGTTGCACATTAACTGGGCAACGTACTTAAGACCGTGGCGAGTGCTGTGTGGACCAATTAGCGCGCGTGATAGCGCCAACGTATCCACGTAAAGTTTCGGGTATATCCCGTAGTACCAAGCCAGAATGCTACCGTCAAACGGCAGGTTATGGCCGATGACCATGTGCTTATGTAGCTCAAGCTTGTTGAGCACTGGCTGAACTAATCGCTCGGTAACCCACCGACTGGGATGGACAGTGCCCCTCTCGTCGATGTATTTAATACCAACGCCATGGACCTTAAACTGTGGATCACGGATGTACGATTCTGTGGTTACGTTCTTAAGACTAAGGGAGTATCCGTCTCCGTAGTATGTCTCAAAGTCTAGGACGAAAGCTTTCATATGCCAGCCGGTAGTTAGGCCATCCTTGGCCTCGTGAGATTAGTTAGCGATATACGTCTGGAACAGATAGGCCAGTTCCACGCCCGCTTCGCCCAAAACTTCCTCGTCGGGATCGTTGTTGAGGATGGTCATTTCGATGACCTTCTCGTTGTGTTCCTTACAGTAGATCGAAGCGACGTACCACACATGGTTTTCGTGTTCCGTACACTGCGCACGCTCGACACGGAGAAAGTAGTTCGTCGGTGCGTAACCAAGCGCCTTCACGAACGCCGGATTAAGCGACGCCGATACGGTAGCCGCACGCGGGTAGGTCTTTTTCGCTTTGGCCTGCTCGCCATAGCCTGCTCCGAGAACTTCCGGCTTGCTCGGAATGCGTGCGGTTTCCTGCGCACCCAAAGCGTTGGGGTCGAACATCCGTGCGGCAAGCTGTGCGTAGACGTCGAAAGCTGCCGGACCCTGACCACTGGCTTCGGCATGGCGAGCCATCTTCTCTTCGTAGCGCGGATCGTAAGCTTCGTTCGCGCCGGTAGGCTCGGCCTTCTCGATGCGCGGCAGGAAGCCATTGATCGGCAGCGGCAGGCCGTTCGCGGCCCAGTTGAGATACTGGTCACCCTTGGCACGGTCTTCGTTCGCGTCGTTCTTGTGGCCTTCGCGAGAGTAATACTTGATCGCGTTGCCGATGCAGAATGCCTTGAAGCCTACGGGGCCAAGCGCTTCGGCGATGGCGTAGATCGTCTCTACGAAACCCTTGGTATAGTGCTTGGGGGAATTAACCTGATCCGTCATTACATTAACGCCTCTAGTGATGTGGGCCATAGCCCATGAAGAATTGTGTGGACTTTCTGTGCGACGATCTGTACTTCGGGTTGCGCGTGGCCGTCCAGCCGGAGCTTAAGGAAGTGGGCCCAATTGCGTAGGTTACCACCCATGTAGAACCGTGTCAGCAAACTCTGTGGCAGGATAGCGCGGGCCTGTTCGCGGGCAACGCCAACTTCCAAGTATCGGAAGTAAGTCCTTTCCTGTGCCTTGCACTCTGTCATGTAATTCTGTTTCAGACCTGCGGAATCGTCTGCCGCAAATACACCGTCGCTCGCCTGCCTGTTGGTCTCCGCTTGCTTGCGGAAGATTGTCGGTATCCAAAACTCGATATCCTCGTCGGTGTATCGGCGACTGATTTCGTTGAAGCTAAACGTACGGTGCCGATGAATCTGGCTCCGAATAAACAGTGGGCACTCGATCATCAGCGTGGCATGCTGGTATTCGAATGGAGTAAGGTGTTCGTGGTCCGCCAAGTAATTAATTAGCTTCGCATCCTGCGCCCCACTGTGCGCTGTTCGATCATTAGCAAAACTAACTCTCGCAGCCTGCGCCGGAAACCGATCCATCACTCCATCGCCTATCGCTTGAGTGTATGCAATTAATTCCACGGCGCATTCTTCGCTCGTCTTGAAGACGGTCACCGACGTTCTCCTTCTTTCTCGATCTTCTCTTTCACCTTGTCACGCAAAATGCGTACGCTGTCTGGGGCTTCAAATCCGATCTTCACTCGGCCACGGTCACTGGAGACAATATGAATTTTAATATCGTCACCAATGTGGATCACGTCGCCTGTGTTTCCAGTTAGTACCAACATTATTGTGCTAGCTGCTCCTTTACTGCGTCTTCAACATCACGAATGAAAGCAAGCATCTGCTCCCTCGTGAATACATAAGCGGACATTCTGTGTTCGGTGTTGTGAGTGGATCGATTGTCTATTACTTCTAAATCTACGTTGCCTTTAGCATACATGTAGTCGGCTAGCTCATGCATCAATTTCGCTTTAATCATGTGCGGCGTTATGGGAGTTTCTTTAGCCACTACCACATTCGCGGACACTAGCCTCTCCGTAGGCAACCGCATCGACTCGATAGTACGCGCGCCTTCATCGATGCCTATTACGTACTTAGATGCGTCAAAGCTAGTAAGCCTTATTAATTCTTCTATGCCGATGTTAGGCAAGTATTTTGGGTTAGCCATTTCATGCATCCACTCCGTAGCTCACACGCTGTACTTGGGCAAGTGGAAACTCAAGTACTTCCGGCTTGCCTCCGAAACCTGTGGGAGACTTAACCTTAATCACACCGTTGCCACGGGCCAACACCTTGCAGTGCAGCCAGTCTTGGTTTCCCGGTGCGACTTTCTCACGAAAGAAAACTGTATCAGACCACATATTAACCTCCATGCATTAATGGTGCGGCGAGCGGGACTCGAACCCGCACGGCTAAAGCCGTCAACTCTTAAGGATGATGTGTCTACCAATTCCACCATCGCCGCGTTGGTATTAAATCTTGGTGTAGCCTTCTTCGAATGCTTCGACCGGCGACCAGCTAGTATAGCCGTCAGCGTAGACCACGTAGTAGCCCGGTGCTTTTACTTCGTGCTTGTAGACGAATGCATCGGTCACATCGATAGGTGCATAGCTTTCATCTTCAGGCACGATCATGTGCGAGTAGGCCAACGTCTCCGGGTCTCGGATCGTACGCACTTCCTTAATCTTCAGCGCGTATACTTCCTTGTGGCTGCGGTACTTCGGCATAGGTTGCGCTGTCATATTAAGTCCTCGTGTTAAGCCACTTGAAGGCGTGCTGCATCTGCTTGGTCTGGTACTGGGCATCGGCGAGTGCATTGTGTGCGGTGCCATCCATTACCAAATCTTTGCAGTCCGGCACAATGTCCATGACGGTACGGACGCTACGGTTCTTCCAGAACGGCCACGACCATTCAGCGCCGAGATAGTTGTGGATGAAGTTGCTCAGGATGACACAGTCGAAGTCCGGGTCTTTCGCCCAGATACGCCGTGCGCTTTCTGCCGCCGACTTAATCTTACCGGCCACCAGTTCGTTGCTTTCACGAGAATGGTTACCGATCAGAATGTCTTGGGCATCACGCTCCTGCTGCATCCACCACTTCACGGTGTCCGAGTCAATGATGCTCTTGGGCTGCACAAGGCTGGGGATCAGGATGGGGCACGAAATCGCTTCCTCGTCCGGGTGAGACTTATCCCACCACACCATGCCGACAGACAGGACGTGGGAGTTATTATTCTTCCCCAACGTCTCGATATCGATCATCAAGTCTGTGCTCATGACTTGGCCTGCGCTGCGTGATGTTCTGCCATCGCCCTGAACGCGGTCTCGCACAACTGGTGCTGGTGCAAGGCAATCATCGCGATCATATCCTGCACGTTAATGAACTGGCTGTAGTGCGTGGTCCAGTCCTGAAGCGAGCCCCATGCCGCCTGCTTGGCGCTGATATCCTCGGCCTCGGCGCTACCCTCACTGGGGGTCGGGTCAGCCGCAGCGGGCGACTGGGAGCCGTTCACGGCCTTGGGCGCAGCGGCCCGTACCGCTTCCTTCGGGACGTTCGCGTAATACTCGTCAGCGCTGATCTGCTGGGCGCGCTCATCCTTCGTGGCCTTGTCGTGGCCTGCATTGGTAGCGGTGGCAAAGTAAACGGTGGTGCCGTCCGGCTCGCTGCGCTTCCAGTGTCGAATGTCAGTCATTTCATAAGCTCCAGTTTGAGAAAGTGTACAATGCCTGCCTTAGCGGCGGCAGCTAGTTCTTGCCCATGCAACTGCATCGTAGCGAACAGTAAAAGCTTCATCGCATGGATGCAGATTAAATGATTCGGGTCGTCACTAAACAGGATAGCCATGGCATCGGCCACTGCTTTGCCTGCTGGTGAGGAAATATGCGGACTTTGTTTCTTCCACATAGCTTGCTGTGACTGGCGGGACGTCTTGCGGTTAGGGTCACCCAGCCAGTGGCCCACATTAACGATGGCGAACGGCGGCTTAATCTGCTGCCCCAACGTCATGCCCATGGTGTACAGATACTTCATTAACTCGATAACAACCCGGTCGGCGCGGGGCTGAAACTTGGGCCGTACGCTCCCAAATGACAGGATGGTATTAGCCAAACCTAT